CATTCATGCGGACGCCCTGGTGTAGGGAGACCATGTTTTAAATTTGGACTAACCGTGTATGTTTCACTCGCAGCGTTCGCTGATAATAATAACATTGTTAATGGTGCGATATTTTTCATTATTTACTTCCTTTATTTTTGGCGAGAATATCTTTTATCCTGATAAAAAATTCAACCGTATAAACAGTAAAATAAACAATAAAAAACTCATCTGTGATTACAATCAACTATATAAGCATAATAAAATACAATTAAAACAATAAATAAACAAAACACTATAAGTTATAATTAACTATTGATAGTAGTAACTAAAGTTACAACTGTAGATATAAACCTCTATTTATCTCTTTCGCATTCTAATTAATTTAAATTAAAAATGGGATCATAAAATAAAATATTGATAAAAATAAAAAAACGATTACATTCACTTCCTGTACTAAATAAGCAATTACACAATGTTATTATTAACATCACTTTAAAATACCTTATATCTCAAAGTTATTAGTAGCTAACCGAAAATTTCACATCATAAGTGAAAGATAAAACCTATAACCTACGTGATTTCAACCTATCTTAAAGAGCCACTCCAAATGAAAAGCAAACTCGCATTATTAGCACTACTCTCGTTCAACACAGCCTCAGCCAGCGACTTATTCTTATTTGAACAAGTCACCGCTTTCAAGTTAGGCGGTGAGCAACATAGCCTTAGTGGAATAGAAAAGCACACGCAGCAGCGAATTCGTATTGAGTGGCGAGAAAACCCTTACGAGAATTCACAGCGTTTAGATAGATGTATTACAACGTTCCAACAAGCAATGAACCAACCGGAACGTTATTACTTGCATGTTGAGCTCGCCCAATCGACGTTCATAGGCTGTGAGATCGGAGTGAAGGAAAGCTTGTTAGCGAATTGAACTCAATAAGATTAAGATCACATGGTTGGTCGTGAATTTATCGTCGGAAATGAGTACACCATTGCCGATGTATCCGCATGGGGTTGGATTGATAAAGCACCTTTCGTGCTTGGTGAAGAAGGCCTAGAACCTTACCCGAACTTGAGTAAAGACAATGAATAAGACCTAAAACAGAAAATGGCTTCAAGCCGTGGTGTGGGCAACTTCCGTTCAATGTTCATCAACATTCCAAACGGCAATGAGAAAGGGATTCAGCTTATCCCCGTTGGCGACATTGCAACAAAAGATGAGTACGAGAAAATTAAGAACGTCACCGTACAAGAGGTGCTCACCGGTCATCGCTTCCCTGTTGAACTGGCCGCAATCATTCCAAACGGTGGCACTCGTGGTGACCCGATTAAATTTGATTACGTTTACTGTAAAAACGAAGTGATACCCGCTTGCGAAATGTTCATGGATGCCGTGAACAGCGACCCAGAAGTACCAGAACAGCTGCATTTGACCTTCAATTTGGACAATGTAGCGGCCTAATTAGCGTGATGTTTTTTGCAATTATGTTTTTCACTGTAATTTACGCTCAGCCCTTTCTTCATAAGGGCTGAGAAACAACTCAAACGATCGTCATAAAACACAAACGATCATTAAAAAACCGACCAAAAACACAAAAACACAAAAACACAAAAACACAAAAACCATTATATTTCAGTAATTTAACAAAAAAAACCAGATCAACACAGATCGTCAGAATTTCAATTCCTTGCAATTTTTTGCACTCTTCGCAATTTTGTTAGGCGCTCTGTAAGCCATTTTGAGCGCTGCTAACTTGCGGCAAGCCCTGTTATTCCTAAAGGGCTAGCGGCTTGTTAGCTTTCCATAGCGGCGGCAGAATTTCACTGAAATAGAATTGCGAAAAAATGAGATCGAAAACGCTTCAGGTGGGGAGGAGGAGTGCGTTTTCCGTGGGTTGGGCGTGCTTTCTTTGTAACACAACCTGTCACCAAGAATTTTTGTTCAACCTCCTGATATGCAATAATATTTAAATCATATGATGTTCAATCGAGTAGTGTTTAATAATGGATCTGATTAGTAGATATTTGACTTTAGACAAATTTAAATGGCTTTTGGAGGACGATGGCCTATTTGTTGCGCCATCCTCTATGCAGTCTGATGAAAATGAAGGGATTTGTGACCATACTCTTTTAGCAAAAGAATTAATTGCGAACGGTTCGATAGAAGACGGCACCTTAGCCAAGAATCTAACTTCTCTGCAAAAAGGAATGATGCATAACACAAGAGAAACCAATTTTATAAACTCTTGGTATTCAGATGACAAAGAAAGCATGCACATGTGGGATGAATACACAAAAAATAAAGGAGTCATGATCATTAGTGATACTTTCACGCTCCGTCAATCTATCGCTTCTCCTCTTAAATATTCTACAAAATTCAACAGCGTAAAATATGATACACAAAAGAAACTAAGCTCTTATATAAATACACTTTTTCTAAAAGATGATAAATACTATCCCGAGAAAGAATATAGATTGTTATTTGATCTCGTAGGTTTTGAAATTAGATTTGGTCCTATCCGAGACAATGCAGTGAGCGTTATGGTAGGTAATGAACCTTCTCACCAGTCCAACGCAATTACAATTGGTATAGCAAAAGAAGACATCGAGAATGCATCCTCAGCACTCAAAGAAAAAAAATTCACATTTAATGGTAAACCTGCCATTGGGTATGTTTTAAGTACAGACCTAACGTGTTTAATTCATAAAATCATCCTTTCTCCGAACCTATCAGAAAGAGATGAACAAATTGTAAGAGAACTATGTAGATTAAATCATATCAATGCTGAGATTTTCCGTTCTGTACATGACTCTGAAGCTGTATAAATCACCACCATAATTTAGTACTATAAGCCTATCATTTAGTTAGGTTTATGGTGTTATATGAGAGTAGTTTGCCCCGAGTGTGGCGAGAAAGCCCGCATACAAAAATCAAACCGTATTTCAGCGGGTTATAGCGATTTATATTGTAGTTGTAGTGACCCCGAATGCGGTCATTCCTTTGTGATGAACCTAACCTTCAGCCATACTCTTAGCCCTTCGGCTAAAACGACTTCTCAGTTAGCTTTTGAAATGGTTAAAGCCCTGGCACCCGATCAGCGCCAAGAACTAAAACAACAGCTATCAATCCTCTAAAGCTTAAATTCAGGGCTATCTCCACCATCAGCCATCTCAATTAGCTGCTTCATTGCGGCTAACTTTTCAGGCTTCAACTCTTCTCTTTGGTCTGCAACCAATAAACCCATCAAATAAATACCTACATCAGCTCTGCTTTCACCTTCAGTGCTGAGTGCTACAGCATCTATAATGAACTCCATCGCTTGTAAAAATATGTCCTGTTGTTTTAATGACATAGCTCTACTCCAAACCAAAAGACTGGATGAATATACAGTACTTTTATAAATATTCATACAGTGTTTTTATGAAGCGAGATTCATCCCTCATTCTGATAACTAATTTGAACCTTATATCAACGGCCACTCGTCGGCTTCAGGAAAGAACGACAAATTAGGCTGTTCATATTCATAGTCGTCATCTTCTCCAGCTAAAGGTTCAGGCTGTTTTACCTCAAATTCATCTAGCCAGCTTAAATCTGGCTTGGGTTGATACTCTTCAACAAGCTGGGCTGTGCGAACCGTGCCGCATGGTAGATGCTCCGCAGGGCGGATTCTTATACTCGTTTCATCATCTATTCGAATTGAGCTACCTTGTTGCAGCGCGATTAGAGCTGAACTATCAATGTTTGGCGGTAACCCACCACCTACTGAGTAAGGTTCTAATAATCGCTTAAGCTGATCGCTGACCTGTACTTTCTGCGGCAGCGTACAGTTATTGACAGAACTCCAAGAGGAATCGGAGATTCCAGACAGAGCAAGATCAAAAGCCCCCGCTTCAGCTTCATCGCCCTTCTCAGTTTTTGTCACTATCTGCCAGGTCTTAAGGCGTGTCTTAACCACCTCACCTGCAGCAACAAAACCCTCTATTTTGCGGACGTCTTCGCCATGCGGAGAAGCAAACGGCAGCACTTCATAAGAGTTCGTGATCAGCAAATCCTCACGCTTAACGAACGGGCCACCCTGCCCCATGATGTAGCCTTGCCAGTTGCCATGGTCGGCCGCTTTCATTGTTCCTGCGACATTCACTTGATCTGTATCAGCCCTTGCCTCGTAGTTCTCAGCAATCACACCCACTAACTCTGCATTCGTCATGACATGCGCAGGCTTAAAGGGACCAACCAAACGGTACATAGACATTAGATAGATAGAAGCCAGATCTTCACGCTCTTGCTTGAACACGTATTCCATGAAGGCTTTCTTGTTTTGACTTGCTAGGCGGCGCAGCTCACGGTAAGTCGTGACCGGTGCACCACCAAAGAATTGAAATTGACGAATACCCCAGCGGCTCTTCCAAGCGTTGACGTTTTTGGCCATCGCTTGCACAGATTGCCCGGTCTCTTTTGAAACCTCTTCACCCATGGCATAGCCATCAATATTTTTAGAAATGTACTTAGCGATGTAGCCCGTTGCTGTGCCTTTTTCTGGGTCGATATACCCAAAGTCACAACGAGGCTGATAATTGAATGGACCTTGAATAGACTGCTTCTTGGCTGCACGTTTTTCGTTGCGATCGAAGAACGGGTAAAGCTCTTCTTTATTTTCATCAACTGCATAGCGAATAAACACGTCACGCACCTTGGCCACATGCTCTGGCTTAACCCAAATCAGCAAGTGCCAGTGCGGAGTACCATCATGATGTGGCTCAGCAACGCGAATACCAAACCAACGAATTTCATCACGACCTAGCTTGGCACGAATACGCTGCCAAACCTTATTCAAATAGGTTTGTGCTTCACGTGGGCTTGCCCCATTCCAGTGTGGAATGAAGCCGCCTTTCTTATAGCTATTATGATATTTCGATGGTGTTGTCAGCGTTAAGAACAAACCTTGTAGCCCAAGTTCATTGCCGATATCTTCACAGCCACGACAACGAACCATTAACTCATGACGACGAATGGCAGGGTTCGAGATGCTTTTCAACACCATGTCTTCCATTTCAACTTCTTCGCCAGTGGTTTCTTCTCGAAGTAAGTTGCCTTGAATAAAGTCCCAGCTCTTCTTTTGCTGAACTTGGTGTTCTTGAATGCAATCCCATGAAGCATAAGGCGAAGCCTTTGCTGACACTTGCCCCATAGCAATGGCTAAGTGCTCACGCATAATTTTGCGAATGCGCTTTAAGCGTCTAAACCACCACTTTTCACAACTCAACTTGGAAATAAACGACATGATATTTTCAGGCGTAATCTTCTTGTCATCACTTGGCGTTTTTACCCCAAAGCTACGCACCAAAGAAACGCACTGCTTGTAGACCATAAGCGCCGCAATGTTCTCACCGTTCTCGGTTTCACATTCAATCGTTTGAGTCAGTACCGTTTGATAACGAATCAAGATAGACACGATTTTAAATGCCATTTCTCTTAGCTCATCTTCAACTAGCTCGGCAATGATTTTGCTTCGAACAGGTTTACGATTTTTCTCGGCCTGTTCAAAATCGAAACTGGCTTGTTGGTTCGCTTGCTTGAAGTTGTTTTGCTGAGGGCTGCTTTCGACATCGACAGCATCACTCAGCAAAGCAACCTTAGAGGTAGTAGGAAGTTGTTTGTATTGCTCTAGCACCAGCAGAACACGCCTATGCGCAGGTACCATCTTTTCACGGATAAATGTATTCGCAGCAAAACGTCCTTGCTTCTTGAAGATCGAAACATAGCGATTGGCGAAATACTTAGTCAGGTAATGGGGAAGGTCAGAAAAGTGTCCAGATAGCCATTCTCGATCTGCAGGGTTAACTTCATATAACTTGCGTTCGACAACAGAAAAGTTTTCAGGCTCACGCTCGAGCATGGAGCTTGAAGACAAAGCGATGTCATTAGGGATTGGAGTAACAGTCTGATCACCGCCAACCCACTCAAGGAAGGCTTCATGTGATCGCTCTTGTTGCTGTTCATTAAATTCAATGCTGCTGATATCAACATCTTGATACCACGAAATAAGGCGCTCACCAGAAGTTTGAACCTTCTGCAATGAGCGCCTACTTTTCTTGGATGCATAGGTTGATTTCATTAACATTCATCCAAAAAATCTGTGGGGTTGCGTGTGATTTTCAATTGAACCTGGATAGACTCATCACCAGATAGCAAAGTACCTAACAGCACTTCATTATCTGGGTGATCACCTTCAAGCATCTCTACTAATAGGGTTTCAATATAATCAGGAGCTTCAGCCGCAACTTTCTGTGCTTCACTCATAACCCTGCTAGCTCCTGTGTATCCATAACCATATGGCCACCGGTGTGGTTACCTTTGATAATCACCCCGTTCAAAACGTGCTGGCAGTTAAACAGCTCGCAAGCCGTATCAATCGCTGGCTCTGGTGAGTCAAACTCACCCAGCAAGACGTTCTTCACTTCATTGGTTTCGTCATGGCGAACAACGCCACCACCGCTATTCAGGGCAACTGCTACATAACTCAACATCAGCAAGCCTCCACAGTTGGGTAGCCATGCTCATCGGCCATATCACGCCACCACATTTGCATTTGAGTAGTTTGAGAAGTGGATTTATTACAAGCCGACACAAAGAACAGTGCACGAACAGCACCTAAAGCTTGATTTGCGATATCTCGGTCAGAAACCGTGTTGTAAACCACAATCCAAAACGCCCACCAAGCGGTAATGAAATCTTCCAAGCAGAGTCCTTGTTCAGTACCGTTAACATTCACAAGTAGTGCTCGCGTAGAATCCAAGCTCAACACATCGCCTTGGCTAGTTTCTGTGATATTGAAAACACGCATGAACTGTTCAATCTTGCGAGTAGTAAACCCTTCTGACCGAAGCGCGTGGTTCAAGTCTTTCTGATAAACAGAGATAGTGCTCATGCTGCCTCCTCCCCTAACTTTTTAAGTAGAGTCGTTGCCTCTGTAGCAAAATAACGTGAGTCTTGAATCTGCCTTTTTAGGTCTGCGGTTGTGAGTCCAGCCTCTCGAACCACATCAATGCCCGCTTCCATGCAGTCGGCAGCTTCAACTAAACGATCTCGTAAATGCCCCAACAAAATCACACTGTTTAAGTGAGATGAATTTGAAAGAGAAAGAACGCATACCTCTTTGCTTAAACCAAACTTACCGCCTTGAAGTACGTGCGTAATTTCATGAACCAGGGATGCACCCGTTTTATGGCCTTCGCTGTCTACTTCATGCTGTATCAACACATCGTTGGCTTGATAGTTACGATCATTGACTCGAATTTCAGCCGTTTTACGGCCTAAACGAACCTCGTTGAAAAACTCTGATTGGGTTTTTACTTCATGTAATTTCATTCTTACGCCCCCACTGCCGATAAACAGAACTGCTCGAATTTATATAACGCTTCATCATCAAAATGGCCTAAGTCACGGAGGCCAAGCATTTCAAGAAATAGGTGGCGATTACTCATATCTAAGTTCGCCCAATGGTGAAGCTGTGAAACTTGTTCAATCGAACCGTTGCGGTACCAGCTTGGGAATGAATAGCCAAAAAACACACGAGCTCGATCGCTTTCCATTGCTTCTTTGATATCGGCTAAGACTTCTTCTTGAGGGCGGTGGGTAGCGATAGGCTCTTGCTTCTTCGCGATAGCATCGAGCTGAATCAAAACTTGGTGTTGCTGCTCTTGATTGCTTGAATTAAAGCGCTCAGCGATTTGGTTAAAAGACTGACTAAATAGATGTTCTTCAATATTGCTCATCATCATTTCCTCAAATTTTGGATATAAAAAACCCTCCCTCCTAAAATCAAAGAGGGATAAAAGGTGTAGGCATAATGCCTAGTGGTTAGGTTTGCTTGGGTGTAATTGAGTTATGACCAGCGCGAAAGTACATCCTGTGCGTTGGCATCAATTCGGTTAATTTCACGTGAAAGGCGCATTTGTTCAGCGCGGCAATCACTCTTAGAAAACTGAGCCTGTAACTCTTCACGCTTTGAGCGAAGTGGCTTTAGTTGACGCTCTCCAAGTTCTCTTCGCGTGCGCTGTAATGCAGAAAGGCCACGTTCTTTTTGCTCACGGTTCAACGACCAACAAGGTAAATCAGGGCATGGATTTTCTAGTGGTGGTACATCTAGGTTTGAATGTTCGACTGTTGCAACTGACATACTATTTTCCTCTAACTTAAGCCGGGAATAGCCGAACCATTGGCGACCAAATCCACACTCATAGCTAAGAATGGGGAAACGCCTTTTGTGCGGCTTTCTATATCGTTGATAAGAAGCACAAGGTTGCTAATACCCGCTTGTGCCTTTTGGATAATGACGTGTTTGTTGGAGCGACTAAGGCGATCTTGTCCTGCATGTTCTAAAGCCATACGAGACAGGTCACCAGAGTGCATCGCGTTCTCTAATGCGCGCTTAATGAAGGTTTCTTCACTCGCATCATTGGGGATTTGTGCGGTCACCACACCGAGGCCAAGCAAAAGGCTATTAAGAATGGTGAAGTTGCCACTCGCCTTGGTGATCATCACAAGTTCTACACTGGTAAGAATGTGCGGCTGCTCTGGGTTGAGCTTATTGCGCAGCATTGTGGCATTCATATCCACGGCATTTGCTAACTTGGTCATGTTCTCCGAGTTCGCAAATGCACAACACGCTTCGTTAAATGCCTTTTGTTTAGAGCCACGGAATTCGCACATTGAGTCAATTTCGTTCATAACCAATACTCAATTGAAGACAAACGGGACGAAAACGAAGCCCCAACCAAGAACATTGAGCCATAAGGGGCAATACTCTTTGGTTGGAATTAGGGAAGATAAACGCATGACGGCCTACCCCAACTTTTCCATAGCTTCACGAGTCGCCATTTCTACTAAGGCGATCATATTGATGAGAGGAGTTTCTTTACCTTTTGCTTTAGTTTTAATAGGTAAGCGGCCATCTGCTACCCAATCCATGATGGTGCGCTTAGGCATTCCAGAAAACTGAGAGTATTGGTCGTACGTCTAAGGCTAGCGCATTTTA